CCATTAGGAGCTGGTAACCCTTTGGTTAATGAGACTTATATTATAAAATCAATATTAGTTACATCTGCTGGTACACCGACAGTAACTATAACTAATAATAGTATTACAACTATTAAATCTGCAGCATTAACAGCTAATATTACAACAGAATTATTAACTCAACCACTAATAATAGAAGGCGGTACACCTTTTACAATACAGTCAAGCAACGCAAGTTCTTTTGACGTAGCTATTAGTTATTTAAACATCAAAAAAGA